CCACACGAAGGAGGCATACTCGTGAAAAATAAAATACAAGAATACGATGAGTTTTTACGGTCGGTGTTATTCAAGGGCGTAGATGATGTGGATGAGCTTGAGCACTACGGGGATTATAGGCTGGGGCTTACGAGTGATGAGATTAATGATTACCTACGCATCCGAAGCTGTAAAGTGGGAAATGCGCTTAAAGCGTTACGCAAATTGTTTAATAAGGTGGCGGGGTGCAATACTTGCGCAATCACGCACAGCGGCAAGGTGCTGATGTATCGCGACGATGTGTTGCGCTTCACCAATGCTGTACTGCGAGGAACGCCGACATTTTTCGATTAAGGAGCGGACATGGAGAAGAAAATAAATAACGAGTTTCATCCGTTACGGTTTACCATACTTGAGCCTAAAATTGAAGAGGGGCGCATAGGGTATGAGGTGAATATGCGGGTGCGCGTTGAGACTAAGGAGCCCGGGTTGTCGTGGGGCAGTATGCTTGTTAAAACATCCGTACAGCTTAGCTTCAAGCCTTCGTATACTTTAGTTCGTGCGATCGCGAAGGATGTGTGGATTAATATTAACTCCGTGTTCAATGAGGTTGCTATAACCCGCGACATAATGCGGACATCGGAGAAAGGATTGCAGATGTCGGGAACGGTTACAGAATTAAAATATGAGGATTGGAGGTTTAGTCGTGAGCAAACTATTTGATGAAACATTAGCAAGTCCTGAATTAATCAAGACATACGGGAGGGCTGTGCTGGGGTTGTTCCAACTTATGCACATATTAGAGGATTTGGGTGCAGACGATGAGGCTAGTTTCTGTATTATGGACGCCGCGGAAGTGCTTACAGATCAGCTACGCGAAGCACTTGATCGAAAAGACGAGGTTGCAGATTTACTCAGGAGGCTACATGACAAGCGATGAACAATATTTGAAGTGGTTGATCCGATACGCTGTCCGTCGCGGATACAAGAATATGATCCTGCGGCGCATCTATAAGGCGTCTAATTTGAAGTATATCGTGTCGTGTGGCTATTATCAAGTCGTATTTGATGTGTTCTTCTCCCAGGCGTTGTGGGGGAATAAAGACCACTATGGAGGACGATTTGAAGGATATTCATTCCCAGAATGGAAATGGCAAATGCGTAAAATGGCAACATGTGGGGATCCACTTGAGTATATAAAAACAACTATAAGGAGGCCGTAATGGACAAAGAACGATGCCTGGGGTTTACAGTAACATTGAAGGTGTATCCAGATGGAAGAACGGACGAGCATAATTACCAGGTCGTTACTTTATCAGAGGATGCGTATGACATGCCGAGCGTGCTTGACGTTTTAGAACGCGCTATCCGCGCGGTGGGCTACGATCCCGCGGGGATGCTCGGCTTCATTGGTGAGGAGGAACAATGAAACGGAAACAATCGCCGTGGTGTAAAATAATGAAGGTGCCAATCCTGTTGTTACTGTTCGGCGCGTTGGATCAGCGTGCGATGAGGGGGTTATAATGGTTCATTGGGCGTGGGTAAAGGTTGATACTATCATACGCTTTAGTGTTCAGATCGACCTTCAGCAGATATATGATTGGTGGTTCGTACATAACGACGCAATCATCGGTGTATGCTTATTGGTTGCATATATTAAATTCGTGCGGATACCATTAAACCGAAGGAGGGCGCGACGATGGAACAAATGATTAAGCAGCTCTGGAAGCTGTGGAAGGATCACGACGATGCCGAGGGCACAAACCGCACCTGGTGTAATTATTTCGTAACCACGGTGTGTATGGAGATCGGATATTACGGGTTCAGCAGCGGGCACACCGACCTTAGTATGGTGAAGTGGCCCCTGACCGCGAACGCTATTCATAGGAAATTAAGCAATGACATCGGCAACTGGACAAAAGTACACACCCTGCACGCGGCGTACCTCGCATCTATGGGCAATTTTGTCATAGCTGCGCGGAGTGCGAAGGGACACGGGCATGTGGCGATTATTACGCCTGGGCAGCAAGTCGATAAGATGCCTTATAGCAGCAAATGGAGCAAGGCTGTGCCGACCTGCGCTAATATCGGAGGATCAAACTTCTGGGGGAAGGGCGTCAACTGGGCGTTTCGCACCGAGCCGGATTATTATCTATACCATAAGGACGCAACACATGAAGAATAGATATTTTATAGCGAACGCTGATATTATGCTTGAGTATTACGAGGAGTGCAAGCGACGCGGCATCCCTGCAACGGATGGCGCTGCTAAAGAGCGGCTGTTACTTGAGATAGGCAAGAAGTATAAAGACTTTAATTGCATAGAAACAGACCGGACTAATGATGAGATTGTGCAAGACTTCGGCAAGCATTACAAAAAAATACTAAAGGTGGATACTAATGAAAACCCCAAACCTTGAAACATGGAACTTTCGGATGGTGTATGAGATGGAATCCGGACTTTACAGCGTGGCGGAGGTGTACTATGATAAGAAGGATAACCCCGTGGGATGGTGCGCAGCAGATCTTGAGCACTATGAAAACCCAAAGGAACTACTCATCGCCATGTCGCAGATGCGGCGCGATGTGGAGGGGTCGTCTTGTTTGGAGTACGACAACGCTGCCGATAAGTTTAAGGAGCGCACATGAAACACATTTGCAAGCGCTGTAAGGGCACAGGAACGATATATATGAGCAGCAGGCCTTATGTGCTGCTGCCTCATCCAGGCAAGTCATACCCGTGCCCCGCGTGCGGTGGCGCAGGTCTGAAAGACACGGAGGAGGATTAATGTATAATTATAAAGCCGTTGTGATGCGTGTAGTTGACGGGGATACGCTTGATGTGCGCATAGACCTGGGGTTTAAGCTAACATTTGATACCAGAGTGCGTCTATATGGCATCAATACACCGGAAACGCGCACCAGGAACAAGAAAGAGAAGGCCGCGGGGCTTGCGGCGAAGCAGTACGTAATCGACGCCCTGGCGCCTAATGACGATGAGATTCGACTTGATACCGCGAAGCAGGGCAAGTTCGGCAGGTATCTTGCGAAAGTTTGGATAATGAACAATGACAAAAAATCATACCGTTTGCTTAATACGCGGCTGCTTGACGCAGGCCATGCGAAAGAATACTACGGAGGGAAACGATGAATGAATCCGCCTTCAGCAGGGACTTACGCAAGAGCATTGAACAGCACTATCAACAGCGTGTATATGTACGCAAGATAGTAGCGGGACAGTTTTCAATGGTCGGTATACCTGATATTTTAGGATGTATACACGGCAGGTTCTTTGCTATTGAGTGCAAGCAGATCAAGTCTCGGCCGGCGAGGGAAACGAGTATTCTATGGAAGGACATATTCAAAGAGTCACAGATACAAAATTTACAGGCAATAAAGACCGCAGGAGGGCTGGCTTATGGGATTATACATTTGCCTTATCTGTCCCCCAGATTGGCTATGGTATTAACCCCTGAGTCGATAAAAGGGTTGCCTTGTCCTACCGTCAAGGACTTGGCAACCCTTGTAGCCACACGCCGAAATATGTTTATCCACAAGAAACAAGGCTTGTGGGATGTAAGTGCTCTTATGCCTCACGATCCTTCAACAATAACCGTTCCGCAATCGGACTCTTGAGCGCGTAGGCCAGGAGATCAATCGGCGCGGTTTTATTCGCCTGACGATTGCTTACCTTCAACGATCTCACACACGATTCATAGGCCGATGCGTCAAAATCAGAGCAAAAGAAGTTTTTCTTGCTGGGGCGTAGCCACGCCACGCGTTTAGACAACTTATCAAACCACCCCATCCCATTAAAATCACTCAAGAACGATCCATAGCCCCTGAAGTCATAGGTAAGTTCTTCTTCTATGGCCGCCTGGGCGAACTGATACAGCCCTTCCATCTCATCCGCCGTTATAGGATACCTTATAATCTCTATGCGACAGCTGGACTTTTTAGTGTACTCGGTGATGAGGCTCGCTGTTGTCCGCATCTCTGGGTCAACCAGGTACGCCTGCCGTGCGCTATGCTCAAAGAACATCGCGGCATGGAACGGCACCAGGTCGTATTTACCAAGCGACGCCTTGCGGTACCTACCATGCAGCTCTGTGAGCTTGTTACCATAGTAAAATAGTATTATATCTCCCGTCCGCAGGTCATTTACTGCGATGCGCGGTATATCTGTGGGGACATGCTTGATCCCCTTCGTTTTGAACTTCTTCCAGCGGCGCTTGATTGCGCCGAGTACCAATCTATCCATTAGACTCATCGTGCCCTCCTCTATTGCTGTTCTAACATTTCAATTCTTGAAGTGTTAGAAGCGATCTCAAGTTCATATTGATCAATTATGTCTGACATACTTGACATCTCTAGTGCGTATGTATCAAGCAGTTCAAAGCATTCAACAACAAGACCACTTAGATCTACAACGATCTGTGCCTGATCTAGACTAGCATCATCACCTATCTTGAACTCTTTAGCCGCTTCTATAAGGTACACAACTAGCTGATTCAAGTCTGTACCATCAGTGCCCATCTTCTCACCTTCAGACCATTTAAGAACTTCAGTTGATGTCGACTCTTCTACATCATAATCATCTCCGATATTCGCTATAATTGCAGAGGTCGTATCGCCTTCAATCTCATACTGAGTTTCTTCATACTGGTATGTTGCAGAGATCGTTGAATGTACTGTCGCGTATATATCCTCTGTTGCAATAGGTGCGGGTGTATAAACATCTGATGGATACGATGATTTATCTTCGATTGAGATATTGTACAATAAATCTTTTGCAGTAGTTTCTGTTTGTTCTGCTTCAACCAATGAATGAGCAATAAGAGTTTTATAATGAACATCAGCCCAGTATGTTCCTGCAGCGCCTAAATCATATGTATTTGATGCCCAAGGCAGAAAATCTTTGCACTGAACATTCCCATTTGTTACTTGCATCATGGAAGTTCCACCCGCAACAAACTCTATGTTGTCCGCGCCCACTTCATATACATATGTATCACCGCCACCATCAAGGTATAATTTACTACCTGCCTTAAACTTAAAAGTATCAGGTGAAATAATTTCAAGCATAGTATTATTACCACACACAAAAGCTATTTGGTCATTAGCCTGTTCATAAATATAGGTGTTACCACCAGAAGGATCTCCATCCAAAAATAATTTGTTTCCTGATCCAATTGAGACATTCGTCCCCGACTCAAAAGACCACAACGTCTGATTTCGGAATGTTGAAACCCCAGCTTCCAGAAAAAGTATGTCAACCCCATTAACATAAAAATCTAGTTTATCAGAGGCGCTTTCATATATATATGTATCACCACCACCATCAAGGTATAGTTTTTTACCTGCCGCAATCGCCACCTCTTCTGGGAAATAGTTCTGGGGCGTGCCTAGATCACCATAGGCGGTATACATGAGAACTCCACCACCATATAAGGATATACGGTCTGCGGCACTCTCGTAAATATATGTATCACTGCCTCCATCTAAGAATAATTTGCCCGTTGACTCAATCGTAACTCCTTGAGAGAAGGCCGTGAAGCGGGGAAATCCACCAGTATATAATTTCAAACGGTCATTGCTATCGGCCCAGATGTAATCATCACTTTCAAAGTCCCCGTCAAACCCGAGTTTGTCCCCTACATCCATAAATGTCCCAGTCGTAATAGCGACAAATTCTTCAGTCTCAATACGTGGGCACACAACAGTCCCTGATGCGTAGAAGATGACCTTCGGCGTCAAGGAGTCGAAGTCGGCGATGTGGGTACTGTCATATAATTTGAAGTCGCCACGGAAACGAATGTCGTTCGTGTTCGTGGTTGTATCCGGCACAATCTGATAATGCTCCAGATCGTAATAGTCCTCAGCGCAGGCGTTCCGTCCGCCCATCCCCAACCCAACAAGTAACCCTGCAAGTACCCCAACAAGTAATAGTTTTTTCATTTCGCGCCCTCTCCTTAATATTTTATTATAAATAATACCCCTAAATAAGCGGGCACAATGTCAAATGCTGTGCTTGTTCCGGTCGTTCCTGTAACTCCTCCGTGATCATGCGCTCCCGATGCGCTTGTGACCGCACTATCCGCGTTACCATACGCCGAATATCCCGGTGAAAATGTTCGCGCAGGATTTGTGCTTGGGACATTAGTTGTAATTGCTTCTGTATGTAAATGCTCGCCGTCTGGATCAATCGTATGATTATGCGATGGCAGTTCAGCAACTCCCATAAGTTTTGTTCCGCCTCCAGTATTGCCCACGGAATATGAACTTCCAGCACCCACGGGGAAGCGATCAATTAATTGAGGCAACTGAAAAGTTGTTCCCCCACTGCCGAATGTGTATCCGATAACCGCGAACAGATCGGGGTATGCGGCCACGGGCACCACAGCCCCATAGCAACCAAGCCATCCGATCGGGACGCTGCCGCCTGCGTGCATAATTATAGAGCCTGGCTGTGCCATATCACTGCGTAAATTATTGTATTGGCTGGCCCTGATGTCGTCGCCCCAGAACGCGTCTTGTGAAAACATATCCCAACTCCTTAATATTTAATACAAAATGTAAGCCCTATATAACTTGGGAGCACATTAAATGCGGAGCCCGTGCCGATTGATCCCGTTGTGCCTCCATGTGTATGCGTGCCCACGGGGGCGGATCCTACTGTCACCTGGAACCCCGATGTGAAATTGCCATGAAAGCAGCATAATGTAGATCCTGCGGGATACGAGCTGTTTGTGCGCGGAAAAGTATGCGAATGGGTCGGGGAATTAGGCATTGTGTGCGTATGCGCCGGAAGGTTAGCAGACACGATTGTTGCTGTTCCTCCTCCCGTAACGCCTAATGCTTTAGTTCCTGATTTACCAATGACGAAGCGATCTCGTAAATCCGGCATAGAAAATGACGCTCCTGCGCCTCCGTAAGTATAGCCAAATAAATCAAATAAATCTTCATAGGTTGTGGTGCTTACCGATTGCCCGTTGCATAATAAATAACCTGTCGGCGGTGCAGCATGTCCGTGCATAACCACCCCACCACTCGGCACGCGTGCACGGCGTAATTGATTATACTGCGTATCTAATACATCATCTAATGCAGCCACATCGGAGGATTGATTGCTGTTGCATATTATAAAATTAAGTGCGTAATAAGGCGCCTCAAGGGAAATGGGTGTCGCCGACCCAACAGTCACAAGCGTATGGGCATGCACCTCAAGCACACTCATCTCCAGTGATCCGGTGTCTAACTGCGCGTATGTATTTGCGGGCAGTCTATTTATAGTTGGGGTAGTTGCTCCAGACTGAGACAATGTATGGGAATGCGCTGCCTGCGTTGAAATTGTATGAGTATGACTTTTTATATTTGCCTCAACAAGAGTAGCCGATCCGCCTCCTGTACCACCCATCGAATAAGAACTTCCTTGTCCTACGGGGTGTCTATCCTGCATATTCGGAAGATTAAACGAACTGCCTGATCCGCCAAATGTATAGCCGATAACCCCGAATAGCGCAGCATAGGTTGTGGTGTCCAACGACTGCCCTTGACACAGAAGCCAATCAGCAGGGATGTCAAAAGGATCAGCCGTAAACATAATAATACTGCCAAGGTGCATACGATCCTTTCGCAGATTGTTATATTGCGTGGCTAATAAATTATCGCCTGCAGCTACGGTACTGGAAATCATAACTACCTCACCTGTTCAATATATGCCTGTAGGTCGCCCTTTGTTAATTCAAGAGCATTGCCAAACCAGGCGCGGCACTCTACTTCGTCAAAATCATCCATGTGCTTAATAAGAGTCTTAGCCTGGTGGCTAAAATCACATTTTAATGTTGTTCGTGCGGCACATGTCGTATTCCATCTCTTTTTTTCAGCAATGTACTGTAACACATTGTTACTCCCGATCTGTAGCACCAATGAATCCACCCACTTCTCAAACCCTTCCAAATCTAACTTTGGTACATGTGTCAAAAATTCTCTGGCCTCAACATTTAATTCGTATTTCATACTGACCCTCCTTCAAGTGTTATGCCCTGCTTACTGTAATCTCAATCGTTATGGTAAGCGTCTCCGAGCTTGTTTTTGTGAATGATGACGCGAAATCAGCATACTCCATAAGCGTACCCGAATCCAATGATGTCGTAGCATCCTCGCCAAACAGCGCGAACTTCGTAATCAGCGCGTTGGCCTCATTCGACGCAAAGAACGCCTCGATCGTCACCACATTGTCAATGTTCGTAGCCACCGCAACGGCCTTCCTCGCAACCTCATTCTCCATCTGAGTGTCCGAGGCGGATGGTGTGGCGGTTCCGTTCCCTACAGCACCATATGTTGACTTCCCCTCATTCGTCTTGCTACCAACACCGCCGAAGCGCCTTGCAACAGCAGTGAGCCCCACATCTGGTATTATGTTATGATGCCACGCGCCGACCCACTTAATTGCCCCTGTTTGGGTATCGTGTAATGTAGGTCTGATCTTTCCTTGAATACTTAATCGTGTTTTCATATTATCCCCATTGTGCTTTATTCCATTGCCCTTTATCCGGCGTCGTTCCTGCGTCATTGCTCCATTTATAAGGGTTCGTAGTTATATTGTGCGTTGCAGTGGTTGCTACCGCATGTGCAATCGACATATCTTCTGCGGGGGTTATCTTCAGCCGGTCTAAAATCTCATCTGTACGGGTAAACTCCGTGCGGCTATCCTTATGTAGTTGAATCAAATAGTCCGTCAGCCCCTTCAGCAAGGTGGCGAATGTTACCTCATAAGTGAACAGCCCTTGCCCGATTGAGGTCGCCACTACCTGTTGTATTAAATACTCGCGATTAATATAACCGCGTGAAGGGATATTAATATTTATATATTGCCCTGATCTATACCCGAACTGAGTGGTTGAAAATGTTCCCTCAACCAAAGGGTTGCTATACATGTTTAATTCCGCAAGTCCTCGATCCCGCGCCTGCGTCTTTGTTTCTATAGTGTCATCGACAATCAGCGGCCCCTCATACTTCCCGTCTCCGCCTTCAAACTCAGCCATCGCCTGGATACTCGCATCGTCCTCTTGAAGCGCCAGGATAGGTTTTTTATATTTATATGTAGCCCTGAGCTTATGCCCGCTCGTCAGGATCGCAAGGTCAAGATTCTTAATAACCTTTTCCGATGAGTTGTAAACGAAGTCCCTGCCAGACTCATCTATGTTGTCTATACCTAATGTTTTAGCTGCATACCCGCCACCGATATCCACATACACACTGATCGGGGCATACGCCTCGTATCGTAGGGGGAACGACTCCTGCGTTCCATCCGCAACGATCTCCTGCGTAAACAACGCAGAAAACTCATAGCCGCCGCGCACCGTGATCGAGTTCTTTAATTCTGTTTTATTAACTGTGATCGACAAATCTTTATAATCGCCGGACGATGCTGTTTCTGTTAGCTCATACGGGGCAGGATTCGTGGACTTCTCAAAGAAATGAACCTGGCGTTCATAGTCCACATACCAGTCATACCCTATTAAATCCGCTATCTGAGTAATACACTCCATCGGATATATGTAATTAAACTGAATGAACTCAACCTCACCACCATCCTGCACATACGCTGTCCCCAATCCTATCGCGTAGGTATTCACCAAGTCGCGTATAATATCACCTGCCGTTTGATTCGAGTACGTTTCAACCACAAGGTGCTTATTAAGCTCGCTCGTGTAATCCGTACAAGTAACTTCATACTGATACTTGCCAGGCGCGAGATGCATCTGTGGTACTTCGTCGATGCGTCCGGCGAACCGTATCACAGGGGTTGATGTCGGCGTTTCTTTGTAAAATACCGACACTTCCTGGCCCACAGATGGGCGATTAGTTCCTTCCGTGTCAATGAGCAAAAACGAACACGAGTCAACCTCGCGTGTTAGTATGTCCTCAATGACTAATGAATCCCGCATGATGAGATTCGTTACATCCTGCCCGTCAATCATCACGGTTGAGTTATGGTATGTGATGTCGTTTGCGGTGCTTCCCATCGCAGACCACAGCTGCCCCAGACGAATATAGGCCTGTCCCGTACTGGGCTTGATCCATATCTTACCTGTGGAGACATTCGTCGGTTGTTCTTCGCTTAAAATTGGCGCGTGCATATTACGCTCCTATCAGTGGCACAAAATCAAATATATATAAATAGGCCGTCATGGTGCTCTCCTTAATCCATAACCAGCCAGGCTTTGCCGTTGTCGGCGTTGCCTCTTGTATAATTACATTAATATAATTGTCGTCGGGGGTTAATTCAGTAATGAAGCTGCCGCCTGATAAGAATAGCGCCCACGAGTTCAGCCATATATAGCATTGGTAGGAAGAGCTTGCTATTGGCTTAATCCATATCTCACCCATGTACGGGCTTGACGGGGCTGTGCCGCTTAATGATATTTGACGGTAGTAAATCATTACAGTTTCCTGTTTCGCTTGATCTTCTTTATTATCTCAGTTCCTATAATATCGCCCATCCGGCGCGCTTCGCCGCGTGTGGATATAGGAGGAACGGTTACATATATATTTCCGCCTGTTCCCATCCCACCCGCGCCCATTGCCTTACGCAACGCCGAGGATAACGCCTCGATGGCGTTCGGACTCTTTAGGGGCAGCGCAAGCTCTGGGCCAGCCTCACCGAATATCGCAGGAGTCGCCGAGCTTACAAGACCACCCTGAGCGAACTTCTGTGCTTTAATCTTTGCCACCTGCATCATTCCCGCCGCGGTGGCTAATGCCGCGAGTATGGCACCCATCGGAAACCCACCAGTCGCCAGTGCTTTTGTAGCACCCACAGCCGTATTTGCTATGGCCTGCGCTATCATCAAGGGCTTCATCTTGCTGCGTGCCTTGCGTTCCTCATTCGACGCGTGGCTGCGTAAATTGTCAAGGCGTGCGGAATGGCCTTTCTCTAACTCATCAAGCTGCCGATCGCGCTCGCCTTCGTCTTTCACATTCTTAACAATCTGTGCTTTGCGTGTTTCATACTGCTGATTCTCTGAATCGACGGATGTTTGCAAATTGTTTCGGATCTGCTGTGTCCTTAAATCTGTATAGTCGCTGTAAGTATCTGACACCGCGCCGACGAACTCTTGCACCGCCACCGCATCCTCCGCCTGCTGATCGAGCTTCTCTTGCTTCTGTGTCTCTCGCTGTTCAGCCATAAACTCATTCATCGCAAGATGGAGCTCTTCAAAGTCGGTATACTTTTCGTCGTTCTGTTCTTTTTCCTTCTCTAAGTCCTCAGCCGCTATCTTCCGCTGCCGGTCTATTGCGTTTTTAACAATCGCGGTCTTGCGGTCTTGCGCACGCTTCGTAAACTTCACATCTAGTTTGTTAATCTTTTTAATTGTTTCTCCGTACTTGATAACAGAGTCCCCCATGTCAGAGAACGCATCACTCACCACCTTCTTTAATTCCTGTTGCGCCATTTTAGCCAGATTGAAATCGCCCGTAAACACACCTTTCAAAATCGCACCAAACGAGGCCATAATCTGTCCGCCAATCTTAAAGGTGTTTACGATTGCTTGGCGCAGTAGATCAAAAAATCCGACAGCACCAACTACAATTTTAAGCACCCATTCAAGCGCATTACCTATGCGCGCAACCCCGCCATCTAAATTATCGGCACTCGACAACCATTTGTCAAATGCTGGTACCAGTTGGTTTTTTATAACATCCGTTAATTCTGCAAATACGGGAATAACGAACTCTCCCACTTTCTCCCATAAATCCCCAACGGCATTGTTTAATTGTTTTATTTGCCCTTCAAATGTAAGCGCGTCTGCGGCCGCGGCACCTCCAAATATTTTTGATATATTCTGCACAGCCATGCGTGCCCGATCGGTAGAACCAGCGGCACCTTCCACCGTGATTCCGTAGCGTGTTAGCGCATTGGTCGAGCTTCCGACTGATTTAGCAACCAGATCGCCGGCGGCTTTTAAGTCCATACCTTTCGCTGCTGCCAGGTCGAGGGTGGCGCGTGTTAAATCGTCAAGCTCTTGCCCTTCAATTCCGAAGTTCGTTAACATGCGCTGAACGCCCAGGATCATCTCATCCCCAAAGGTTGTCACCTTTTGGAGGGACGCGGCATACGCCAGATTGTGCTCCATCGCATCTTCAGTAAAAGTACCTGCTGTCACCATCGCCTGCGCCAGCGCGTTCGTAGCGGATTCTTGCACAGAGGCCGCTTTCGCGGCTTTAATCGCAACGCCGGTCAACGCCGCACCCATGATCAGGCCAGCCTTCGCTATCTTGTCGATAGACGCGCGGGCAGCCTTAAACCCCTTGCTGTCGAGCTTTGATCCTATAGTAACGAAAAACGATCCGAGTTCCGACACGATTATCTCCTTTTCCGGCGGCCCATATAATTATCTGTGCTTTTATGACATTCTTCGCACAATGTTTGCCCATTCGTAATCTCAAAACGCAGTGTGGGGTAATGCGCAAATGACTTCAAATGGTGGGCGGTTAAATATACCTTAGCGGCTCCGCACATCTGACACGTATAATCATCACGTGCAAATACACTTTCTCGCCACAACTTATACGCAACCGAATAGTAGCCTGTTTTATAATGTTTGCTTCTGCCACCTTTCCAATTGTACGGCTTTTTCTTCTTGTGCGACACGCTCATTTTTAATCGGGTTGCAATTGAATGCTGCTTGCCGGTATTGCACATACACAATTTATCACGGGTGTCCTGCGACACAACATGTCCACTCTGTGCCTTTGACATTTTTAATCTAGTTTCTTCAGAATGGCTGTGGCCAGACATAGAAAATGCTTGTCGCGTGTGCATCGTTCGCTTAGAACCAGCAGCTATTTTCTGTTTATGTGTTTCCGACAACGACTTTCCTAAATGAGCATCTCTGTTCTTCTGATTTGCGTCCGCAGTATGCTTCCTACCTTTCATATAAGGAACATGCCCCTTTTTGAATGTTCCTGCGTTATGCATATTATTTCCCTCTTATGACTTTTGTTTTATTTGCTTTACCGAACGGCAAACCAAGTCGCTCAAACTGCTCGATGGGGATACGAATATCCTCATCCTTGTCGTCTAATCTGTGTTCAAACTCTTTTCTAATCCTTTTTAATTCTTCTTTCCCAATGCCGTGTAAAGACATCTGGAACATCTGTTGCTCAAAATCTTGCTCAATGATTTCCTGGGTTACTGCATTAATCCAGTCAGGGGTATGGTTCAACACATCCTCCAGGGAATAATGCAACTTCTGCCCTATGAGGACGCAGGCGCTGATCAGCTGCCCTTCTTTTTGCTTGACTTTCCGATCAGTTCCCCCAGGCTTTGAAAATTTCTTTTAATCCCCTCAATACCGTTCTGCTCTGCCACGACCTTAATGATCTCAACAGATGCTTCAAATGTTAGTTTTGTTTTTAAGTATTCTGGATTTTTCTCTGCTAGGATTATGCAGAACAAGGAAATAATGTCGTCCTCTTCTAACAACTCAAGAATCGACATAAAATCGTTGGCGTTTGAACTACTGTCCTTAGTGGCTTCTGCAAGTTGTTTCAATTTTGCCCTGCTTGATAATACAGATTTTCCCAGCAATTTCCCCATCTTAATAATTTGTATCAGTGTCAGTTTGTGGATCGTATAAGCACGATCGGCAACCATAACTGAAACGCTGTCCGGCGCTAGTATCTCCTGTTCATTCATTATGCCCTCCTAAAGTTGGGGTGAGCGGAGGGCCCCACCCACCCCATATATGTGTTACGCAGTTACTGACAATGTAGCCGTATAAGTTGAAGCCAGGTTGTTTCCAGCCTGATCTTGAACGCCCGTTGAAACAATCGCAAGCAGCGTATCACTTGCAGTCCAAGTCGCGCTTGGAGTGAATGTGATAGTTTTCGCACCTGCGTTATAAACAATGCTTCCTGCAACAAGACCTTCGCTTGCCACAGTCGTATTCATTATCTGGATAGTATCTCCATAGATAAGTGAATCTTCCTTCAGCGAATTCGCCTCGGTGAATGTAAGAACAATCGTGTCCGAGGTGTCCTTCGTCACCGTTCCAGCCGGCGAAGGGGTGGTCATCAACACAGTCGGCGGCGTTGAATCTGATCCGGTATCTTCAATTGACGCCATCTGCTGATCCGATGTTTTCGCGGTGTCCTGCAATATCAGGAACTCGCACTCAACCATCGTTTTGTCGTCCTTCTTATACGAGTGCGTAGCTGCTGAAATACACACCGCTTTATGGAAGGTGTACTTCCGCGTGCCACCCGAAGGCGCAACCACATTCAAATAAATCGTCAAATGGTTTGTTGCACACGATCCTCCAAAACTCAACACCCCACCCGCAATAGCGGATGAAGGATAATCAATAGCTTTGGCCAAGTTCTCTAATGTGGCCTCTGCCAGAGTCACCTTTAATGTTGCTCTTTCTGCCGTTTTTATTGCGTCAAGTACGCCGAGTTCCTGATCCACAGTTTTCTCGAAGTATTCTCTTGCGATCGCAAGCTCTACTCCGCCCTCTGTGTAACCCAGATCATCCGCCGCACCCTCTGCCGTGCCGTATGTGCCGATTTTCACCGACGCATCACACAGCCCAACTATGACATTACTTTGGGTACCCATCTTTTAGTCCTCCTTAGTGTGTTTTATAGCCGTTGATCCTCCCCAAAGACTTGACGACCTCGTTCAAGCCCTCGGTGATTTTCTCATGGTCTTTCATCTCCTGCAAGTGGTACTTCTTGGATTGTTTCCGTTGCGTCTTTAGTTCTTTATTGTACTCACCCAGTATCGCGCGTTGGGAATCTTCTCTTTTAATCGCCTGATCCATAATCTTGTCTTGCGTGCGCTGAACATACCGCAAGACATAATATAACAAAAAGGCTACGAACGCAGCCATCGCTGCCCCGAAACCGTATTGTTCTAAGACTGTTTTAATTGCTGCAAACATATTGACTCCTTACTTCTGTTTTTCCTTCAATTTTTTTAGTATCGCTGCGCGCGTCATATTTTTGGCCACGACATTATGATTCTTTTGCTTGTTCTTTTTCATATTTATTTCCTCATCTTATAGCGCACAAGCACTGTTGGTGTCGCAGAACCGGCGCAATGATATGTTAACGTTAGATAAAGGCCACTTGGTATTAATGCAGCATCCTCACTAGACACCTCTCGATATTTCCGATCTGGATTAATATATTCTTTCTCTAAAAACTTTGTTATCGTAAATCCAGCACCATAGCCGAGCACATTATCCTCATCAGTTACAGAAAACTCTACATAATCACCATCGGTAACCGCGCCTATTACCTCGTACATGCCCCCTGATAAATGGACATCCATAGAAAACGACTCAGAATATTCATTCGTTGTGTCAGCTTGCGTGGTATATTTGAAAGACTTATGATACAAATCTTGTTCAAATGTCCTAAACCCTCCTATTTTCACGGCACTATGAATTTGACCATTGGCATCTTCTTTATAATTATTTTCAAAATCAGACGCATCTGTTTTTAACAAATATAAATGCCACAAAATATCATGCGCATCAGGGCAATAAAGCTCATACCCAACCGAATCTTCCGTGTACTGCATAGGCAATTGTTTATTGGCAACTAATGTTTTGAACGCAGACCATGTCTTTATATTTAATAACATATTATACCTCCGCCCATGACGCATTAAATTGAATCGGGTAGTCTTTCGAGCTAACCTGCAAGGTCATTAACATGGAGCGATTTTCGGGTAAATGTAGACTAAAATTTGCATTTACAATTGTTGTTTCATTATCATTTGCTAATAATGATTGATAATACGTCCCACGTGCCGAGATAGTTGGCTCGCGATATGCATTAAGATCAGATGCAACAGTGCTTCCTAATTTTCTATTCAAAATAGTTAGCGCGGTCCCGTTTGTAGTAATTATTGGATTATCGTATAATCTCCATATTGCCCCCACAGCTTTCCCATATCCTGTAGTTATAAATTTACTTAATAAAAATGTTTTACCACTACCAGGCGGATTAGTAATTAATAGGGTATCGTGCTCTAAAAGATCACCCGGTGTAGTATCATATTGCACTTGAAAATATTGATCGTTAGCTGTATAATCATATTCAGAAGCGGCTGTAATAGCAGCATCCACTTTCAGGCGTCTAGCAGCAGTCACCTCCGCGACAGTGTTGAAATCTGTCCCGACAATTTGAATCTGCTGCTCGACCAATTCTTTATCTAAATCACCCATTATTTCTTCCTCTTTTTAACACTGTTGTCTTTCTCTAATAATTCGATAATCTTATCCAACTTTTTAGCGACTTCTACAATATTGATGTTTACAACTTCCAAATACTTCGCTGCATACTTTCCCGCATTAAAAAATGTAAGCTCGATTCTCTTTGTTGCTTTGTCAGCTGCCTTTTTTAATCCAAACATTGTGCCCTCCTAAAAATTGGGGAAGGAGATTAGCTATTACTCCCCTTCCCCATAATCTACTTACAGCTCATTTGCTAATATCGTACTATGCACATCTTGTGCGCCAAACGCCCTATTGGTAATAACCACCAACACGGTTTGGGCAGCTGTCACTTCTATTTTTCCGTTAATATCGAACAGCCCTTGCTTATTCACCGCGGAAGTATATCCGACGTACCTCGTTGTTTCGGACGCGGCAACTCCTGCTTTAATTTCATACTTCAATGCTCCCGATCCAGACGCGTAGATTTTATCTAGCGACCAGGTTTTTAATGCTGGAACCGTGTAAGTATGCGTGACGGATGCTCCAATTCCTAAAGCACTGGAAGTGGTATAGTCATCCTTTTCATTAGTGCTGATCGCATTAACCTGATACACAGGAACAGGGTTCGCAGTGGAAACATCCGTGTCTGACACCTGAAGATTCGCATTAACATTAAGATCGTCATGCGTATCCTGAAGCACTTCTACGGAATCACTCGCCGATGTAAGATCACGAATATCAAGATTCGTAGCACTTACAGTCACGGCACCGTCTACGGTGATTGATCCTGCACCGTCATCGATGCTTACGGTGGTGCCAGCATCATCAATCGATATTACATTGCCACCATCTGCAATATTTACATCATTTGAAATGCCCGTCAATGCGGTCACGGTTGCTATATTCCATGTTCCACTTTGCGTAGCAGCCACCGTTCCATCAACAGTAATGCTGTTTCCGCCGTCCGCAATATTCACATCATTTGTAATACCTGTTAAAGTAGTTACTGTTCCAATATTACCTATGGAGTTCGTGCCCGTAGGCAATGGGCCAATAACATCGACCTGCAAATCCCCCAGGCTGTCCGTGTGGAGAGTCTGAAGATTCGCACCATCAGAACCCATCACCACGGCACCAACATGCGCAGCCGAAGCCGCACCATCTGAATACTCAGTGCGTCCGGACGATCCGCTTGCAATATCAACGCGAAGTATACCATCCGAGGTAACTATGGGAACATAGTTAGTGCCCGAACCGTCCTTCGCTGTGTTTGAATAAATCAAAACACTATCACTTGCATTGGTCAAATCTCGAATATCAAGATTAGCCGCGTCAACTGTGATACTGTTTCCACCGTCTGCAATATTCACATCATTTGTGATGCCTGTCAAGGTTGTAACGGTCGTGATGTTCCAGGTTCCGCTTTGTGTTGCGGCCACCGTTCCATCTACCGTAATTGACCCCCCGCCGTCGCTTATAGTAACAGTATTTCCAACTGCCACCTCAAGCTGATTGCTAGCATTAACGCTAGCCGTTTCTGTGCCATCCGTAAGATACAAATATAACGCATTAGCGGCGATTAACCCCCGCTCATTTGTTCCGTCATGTACCGTTATTGGCTGGCGATCATTATAATCTGCCATGTGTGTCTCCCCCTTATCTCTTTATTTAGAATTGTCGATAATCTCTGCGTCCATAATCTTCGGATTAACCTTCCGCAAAGTTTCTCGTTTGTCCGTAATTTTTTTCCGTAATACATCCCTCTGCAACTCTATCTTCTTTACCTCCGTGTGCTGCGTTTCAATATTTACTTCCAACTGTTTCAGTTGGGTAAGCATTTCCTGCAATATGATCATATCGTGCTTGATTTGTAACTCTGGACAAGCCGCCACCTTAGGATCAACCATTGAATATTCTAAATCAGCCATAATATTGCTCCTAATTAATATTTATGTCCGTTCAGACATCCCTTAAACTCCGCCGCGACCGCGGTTACATTATGTCTGATTTTAATATCAATAATTGTGCCTATCGGCATACGCGCAGCAGGCTTAAACTGAAAGTTCATCGTCCTGTCCATATGCGCGGTGCGTGCGGGTACAGTTTCAACCGTGTTCACGAAAACACTAACCTCGCACGGCACATCCCCCGTGATTGTAATTTGATCCATCCACAGCTCTTTGTCCGTTACCGTGTATGTGCCTAATGTAACCCATGATCCGCTAGATACGGACGAAGCAATCATCGGCGAAAATATAGTCACACTCGGACGATCCGCAACGAAGAACGGATTGCCCTGATCTATGTACTCCCCTAATTTATCAATAATTTTAACAATCATTTCCATGTCCTGCACAGTAACCGGCGCGTACTTAAAATCCACCGTGGCTGCGCTGAAGTAGTATCCAATATCCTGGTCAATAAAATCCGACCCTCCGATGTGTTTGCTCCAATAAAACCAATGCGTTGTGCTAGATATATAGTGCCGTATCTGATCCTGCTTGTCAAGTATATCTACTAACCGCGAGCGAACCTCATTAGATGTGATCCGAGTATCGGCCACACAATTAAAACTAAATGATCTCTCAAGCAGGTTCTCTTCTATTGTACCGTCGCTTATGGTATTGTATAATATATACGGGGCTTCAGCGCCTTGCGGTGCTTGCCCTGGATATACTTTGGAATCCGACTCCGTTGACTGTAGCAACTGCTCCAGTCCAGGATCGGCTTCTATATAATTTATAAGGTCTTGTTCCATAACTATTTTTTAGCATATTTGAAGTCAAACACGAGCTGTTTATGAAAGTAGTCCTGCTTCGGCTCTTTTAGATCCTCGCCATTACGATTTTTGCACCAATAAAAGTAATACCCCGTACTGGTAACAAAATCCCTTATCTTATCCTGCTTATCTAGCAAGGTTACGAGCCTATCGCGTAATGCGCGAACAACCAAATACTCGTCACTCACGCAATCAAAGGACACCGTCACCTCTGACAAGTTCTCTTCAAATGTGCCGTCTCCATCTATGTCATAAGTTATATATGGAAGCGCTGTTTGTTGTGGTGCTTGATTCGGATATATTTTTGAATTACTACCCGACGCACCCAATAACGCATCAAGCGCTGTGTCTGCTTTCAAATATGTTAAAACATCTAAAATCATTTTTTTAATCCTTTAATAGCTGCTGCCAACAACCCGATCATAAAGTCACGGCTTGTTTTCAGCGCCGGAAATAAATACGGCTGCGCCTTCTGCTTGCCCGTTCCGAACTCGACCGCGGGTGCATACTCCACATTCGTTCCAATCCGTCCCTGGTGCTTATTGTCTTGGCTTTTAACCTCATGCGTGATCGAACTTCTCAGCCGGCCAGTGTCCACAGGGCATATTCTTTTTGCTTGCCTCTCGACATGCACAGAAGATTTCTCCACCACCTTGCGAAGCTCTTTATCTGCGCTTTTTTCCAATTCTTTTATTTTTTGTATTATTTCTTTGTCACCGCGCAATGTTATTTTTAAGGTCATTCTACTTTCTCCAAATATAATTCTAAATGATCCAGCGCGCTATACCCATACACCTTCGATATTAGTATAATCACGAACTTGTCGCCGTCCACATCAATGCGATGGTCTTTTGTATTAAAATCAGCGGGCGTTGCAGGCTCTCGCATAAACATTATGTGCGTAGCCAACTCATATATAGATTGCGGTGTGTCCGTAACACCGCCCTCAGTCGGATCAAGCCGGCACGGAAGCCCCGACACAACCGCAGACCAGCCCTCGATCATCTGTCCCGCGTCGTCCTGTGTAGGAGTGTTCTGCTCTATCGAACAGGATTTTAATAAAAGGGCATCAAAGCTCATGGTGTCTGTACCTCTTATAAGTGTCTAATACTCCGGCCACCTCTGGAGGTACCGGCAGGCCGGCCTTTGCTGCGGGGCTTGTTACGCTACTGCTTACATCGCTTGTCCCGCTATAATCAATCGAATACCTACCCATTGTTTCTGAACCAACGCCTGATTTGCCGGTCTGATTCTTGGTTTGCTCAGCTATCTTGGAGCATGCCAATTTCAAATCATACGGTATATCCGCTAATGCAAATCCGGCTTCGTAGGTTACTCTATAATATTGATGTATACTTGACCACACCGATCTTTTGTAAATATACCCCTCATCGAGGTATAGCAAGTAGTCGATGTGCTCATCGTAAGTGTCATAGGCCACATTATTATAAGTGTCCCAATCTTTCACAACCACAGATGCGGCAGTGACAGGCGCGTTCTTCAAATACAAGATACGAGAGGAATTACCATCATAAATCTCCTCCGTATATGTCGCTTTAATAAAACTGCGTCCGCAATATTTTTCAATCACATCCGAAGCAACATTAATCAACATATTTTTATAATCAGTGTCTGCAATAGTAACTCCCAAAAACAGCTCAAGCTCTTCAGCACTGATCAACGCGTTTGGTTTTAATGTGACCGCCATGTTACTCTCCTATTTCTTCTCTGATATATAAATCTTTGCCGTGCCTGTTGAGGTTACTGCGTACCATGTCGATTTGTAAACATAGTAGTTGTCCTCATATGCGCCATAATTGCCGGACAATGGAATCGCGCCAACAGCTTCGTAAGTATCTTTAGTGGCAGGTGCAGACGTTAAATATACCGTCGATGTGCCTTCATTTACGACATACACGCCCTTTCGTGCGGCATCCGCCGGAACAGCCACTACTCCGTTCGTATCAACATCCACAACATAGTTATCTAAATTGACTTGCGTTGCGAACAACGACGCGGCGCCTGCGATCAATGCAAAAACTGTTAAACATATAATTTTTTTCATGCCTTAACTCCTTTCGTTTTTACCTTTCTAGGTATCCACATCATTTTATCTATTATAGGAACTGACAAAGTTCTGATCAACCCCTGTGCCGCCAATCTGCTCGCCACATCTTTTTCCAACTCCAACTTGTCACCCTCAGTATATTTTGTTCCTGCGTAATGAAAATCTTTAGCTGCTGTAACCGTTACTTTCATCGGCCCTCCTTCAAAAAACGGACGAGAGCCGGCCGCAAAAGGCGACCAGCCCCCGCCCTGATATATTACTTAATGCTTAATTTGGAAAACGCCTGTGGAAGCGCAACATCAAGAGACATTCTCTTTTTGAAGCGGAACCAAGTTTCATCTTCCATGAACGCACTCTGACTGTTCCCAATGTCCGATGCGCTGATTGAGGACTTCACCTCATACCCGCCACGATCTGACACGAAGAAATGCTTTTTGTAATTCCCGAACAGGATCGGAGTTTCGTCGTTTCCAGTTCCAAGATCCAAAGGAAGCTCATCCGATATCAAGTAAGGAACGCCCCATATGGATGCAGGAGTAGTCGCCGTCGGAGGCGCCCACAAGTAACGATCTTCCTGATCTTTAAGTTTCATAAGCAGCTTCAGCCCAGCGGTTGAAGTTACAAGTGTTGCGCCTGTGCGATACTTCGCGTTGAGGGACATGATCAAGTCGATTATGTCATCGCCCACCACATTAGCACCGGCCATTGCCACACTATTCACACCCGAGGCATACAACACGCCCATGAAAGGGTCGCCCGCGCCGGTGTTACCTGCCAGAGCCACACGATCCTCTTCCCGCCCCATCGCTTCCGCGACAAGCCCCATGATGAACTGATCAAGGCCTGCAGTGTTATCTTCTAGCAACTCATCGGTCATTTTAACAATGGCCGCGAGCTTTTTGGCAGTCTGCACGAGACGATCAAATGTCGGATTCGTCTCAGTTTTCGCCGCGCCTTCACCAGTCCAGGTGACGGTCACATCGGTAAGCTGCCGAGGCAGATTCCGAACATCCGTCGCCATAGGAAAGATTTTAGCGATCTGTCGAATTATGCTGTTGTCTTTCTCCAGCTTGATTATCTCATGTGAATACTCCTCAGGCACCGTATAACCACCGAGAGAATCCGTCCCCTCTACCATCGTGGCCTTAATGTGCGCCCGAACATCCTCACTAACTGACTGCTCTTTCCCAGGCGTCACCGCCTTGAGATATTGGGCAAGACAAACCTTCTTGTCACTTGGGTCTTTACTATTAATCGCCCAAGTCATTTTACGCGCAGGGGGATTAATCTTGTCCATCACCCTGTTAAAAAGCTCATCTGCTTCTTTCTTCTGTGCATCACCAGAAACCTTAGCTGAAAGCGTCTCGCGAAGCTCGTCAACAGATTTCTGCAAACTTTCAAGTTCTTTTGAATCCATCGTTGTCGTCCTCCTATTGTAGTTTTTTAATTATGGCCTTCAGGTCGTTGGCTATTTCACCAAATTTATTTGACCTGTCGGGTTCTTGCAATTCTTCCTCACTCTTTATTTTAGGTAGCTCTTCAATAACTGACTTTTCAACTTCCACACCGACTTCTTTTTGTTCCTCAGTAGCTGCATACAGCTCTTGAAGAACTACGATTGCGTTTTTAATTGCTGTTCTGTTCTTTTTGGATAATACGCGTCCCTCCTTTTTTTCAAGCTGTGCTTCAGCTATTTCTACATCTTTAACGATTGAGGTCGGCTCATCAACAAGCCCTTTCGCAATAGCTATCTGCAAAGCTTCTGGATTTGATGGTATAGGAACATCGGAATACTCAAGCATTGTCCATTTTGTATACCGCCTTCTTGCTCCACCGTATAATTTAGATTCTGCTTCGGTTAGCTCCTCAACTTCTAAAGGAACGAATCCGATTGACTCCGCCAAAGGGAATCCCTCTTTCCTATAATTAAACACGCGCTGCGCTTCTTCGTGTGATGCGTATATCGTTTTCGCAATTAAGCCCTTTGCATCCATCTTCACCCATTCGCATTTCCCAATCGGCAACTTTTTATAGTCATGCCCGAACAATACAACAGGGTGCTTCATATAATCAGTAAGAACCGCACCTTCTGGCTCTACAATTTCCCCATCCCGATCAACCGCGGCTGTAGAAATGTAACTTATGACCGCCCGCTCGCCTTCTTTAATCTCAAGGTCGGTAGGTATCAGCCCCTTACGAATAAGCTGAACATCATCCTCTTTCATCCCGTGCTGCTCGGCTATAGCTTTCGCAGCGCCTGGGTTTATATCCTTCAATCTTAATTTCTGAGTTATTTTCATAATCTGCTCGTCCATTATAAATCCTCCTGTGTTAATCCGGCTTGCGTACACCTGCAATTAATAATTTCACCTGCGTCTCCAGTCGGATCACCAGGATTCATTAGTCCATTTGAAAACTTATCTTCCTTTTTCACAACCTCGCCATCAATGGTGTGGGTATCCCGCACCAAACCATCCCGCGAGCTTATCCATTCTTTATGTGTCACAACTTCGGACTGCTTATACACCTCGGCCGCCCCCTGATTCGTGGCCGAGATGACTTCAGTTCGTGCGATCATTTCCGTGCGTGATCCTTTCGCTATATCAAACACGCCGGTGATTCGCTTTTCAACGGCGGGTATCCCTTCACCCTCTTTAATAGCTTCTTTAAGTGTTTTCCGCAGTGCTTCCTGCGTTGTAGTATTTACATCGTTTGCAAACTTAAATGATTTTTTATCAATCCACTTGGCAACCTCTGGATTCTCTAAATCAAACGCTATGTCTAATCCAAGCTCTGCGATTTCTGTGGTTGCTTGCGTATTCATAGCCTCTTCGATTCGCGGCGTAGCTAACTTTTTAGCATCCTTATTCTCATCCTTAATATTAAAAATTATCGAATCAATTTTATTATCGGACTGCTTATTATTCTTGAATCTAACCTCCTGACACAACTCTTTCCATCCGATTCTTTCCAGATTGTTTAATACTGTTTTCTCCTGATCATTAAAAAACTTCGTAAGCGGCGGATACCATTTCTTTTCTAATTTCTCAGTGACGTCTTTATAAACGCCCCATTTTTTATCACGGAACTCTTTGCGAACCGCTGCGCGCTTTTCTTCCGCTGACAATTCCGGCTCCGCGGGAGTCTCGACGACTTCAACTTTCGTTTCCGGCGCAATCGGTTCTATTTCTAACTCAGGTTCTTTCTTGGTTACGGGCGGCTCTACGGTAGGCTCCGGCTCTTTAGGTGCTTTATCCTTCGGCGGCTCATCGTCCTTCGGCGGATCTGAAAACATAGGATTCACAAAATTAATATCCACCAAATTATTCATCTTGAGTAGCACATCACCACCATCAATCGGAGGCAGCCCACGCTCTAAGCGAACCTCGTTGATTGACATTATGCCAGATGCGATTAATATACGCTCCGTTTCCGCGCGTACCTTCTCATCCTCCTGCAATTCTTCAACATCACTGAAATCGAACTCCACTTTCAAATTGGGGTCATACACCTTAACCAAAAACTCATTGATCGTGCCTGCAATCTGTTTCAGCTTCGGCACCATCGTGTCCTTCCAAAATATTTCCCGCTGCTCCTGGGAATTAGCATAGTTCGCGTACTCGAATATCCCTACCATCACGGGCGGAACACCAAACACGCCGAGTATATCTTCCCGCGTCATCTTCTTGCTCTGAATAAACTCCATATCCTTCTGGCTAAGTCCGATCGGCATCCACTTCAAGCCTCCGTCAACCAGCCCCGACTTGTGTGCGTTCGCTGTGCCCTGGTGCATCGTGCGCCACATATGCGTGATCTGTTTCCGTTGCTCGTGCGTCAATGCATTGTCCGATGTTAGCATACCGCGCGGCTCTGCCGAGTTCTCAAAGAACTTTTTATTATAATTGTCACCGAGGTTCTGCGTCTCCACTGCCAAACGCCCTGCGGACAGTGCCGACAACCCGTAATATTCATCTTGAGAATTAAAATATTTGAAATGAATGATTTGTTCCGGCGGAATTGAAATAGTTTTATCTTCTGATATTTTATAATTATATGCCTTGATACGATCAATTTTATCTGGTATAATTTCAACCTGGGAAGGACACAACGGGTATATCTCCGTCGGTTTTCCACGCATAAACTTATCCAAGAACCAATATGAGTTCCCAGTAAGCTCTAAATGTGATAGGGTTGTTTCTCGCAGGTCTGCACCGGTCATGTGTGGGTTTACTTTGTCGAGCAAATCAAGAACCGGATGTTCCTGCACCGTCTCGTAACCAATCTTCCCGTTCTTCCGCACCTTTTTCATAACGACAAACGGAACGCCCGCGGCTTTCGTTGCAATCCTGCGAACACACGCGAACACCCATGTAGCGTCTGCATATTGCTCAAGGTATTTGGCATAATTCTCATGCCCGCCTGCGCCTAATGTGTATCCGCTTGTCACTATGGGGTTTGCATACAACGAGGAGGGGGCTTTCTTGCTATAACCTAATTTTGAAAAGAATCTCTCGAAAAAACGCATCGTGCTCTCCTTGATCTGAGGCTATTCAACTTCAGTGATGTTTTCAATTACTTTAGGCGGGCGACCGTCAAAATAAAAACGGACAATACCTGGTTTATAGGCAGTGTTCGTTCTATAATTCATTTTATATATTTTAATATCTACGAAGTTTGACGATCCCGTGAGAGGTTCAATTGCGACAGACTCATATATCGGCAATATATGATCTGATGGGGTTAAATCAATACGTACCGATTTCATCAAATGAGTAACACGCGGAGCCTCGACGACAAGCTGCGTTTTCTCACGCTCGATTTGTATTTCTTTTTGAATTACGGCCCTCGCTTTTTTACGCATCAAATGACTCTCATTGCAATGATTGTCTATCTTACTACATTATACCAAATTTAGCAAGGAAAGTCAAGCATTTATTTTGTCAATATATGCCTTGACGCCCTCGCTATTTTGTCAACCTACAGCTTTACATTTCGGGCACAGCCAATCATGCCCTTTTTTCTTTTTCCCAAAGAAATCACTTGTCAGCGTCAAGTGTCGCGGCTTGCTATCATACACCAGGCTCAATGCCGTAACCTCGCACTTATCACAGACAAGCGTTGCTCTAAATGAGGTGGTAATCTTAATCATAGTATGGATAGGCTCGGCCCCAGAGCAGGACGATTAAAATATTCAACCGCCTTCAGTGCCAATACAAGCGCATCTGGGAAATCTGGTGATTTCAGCCCTCGCCGCATCATCTCCTCTTTAGTTTCAATCTTAATACACCCCTTCCCGCGGGATAACACCGAATACTTGCGCCCTGGTAGCTGCGCGCACAGCATCTCATGGTTCGGTATCTGTATCCCGTCATTCTCAAACAACTTCCTCAAGTTCCAGTGCATTTCAGCAGACAGGTTCGCAAAGTGCTCAGGATCCCCCGCAGCGCTACCATTGTTGATCCCCCGCACCTCTTGCCCATCCTCGCGTAATCTATCAACCACGCCCCCGCCAAGCCCTGAATCATCTATGCAGACGGCATGTGCGGGTATCTTGTGTCGATTCATCATCATTTTAACCTGTCCCGCTGTCTCCATCGTATCCTTCCCGCGGTAACTCTTGATCTCAGTAACCTTCCCGCCATGCACCACGCACAGCACCGTTTGAGCGCTTCCGAACCGCGCCACATCGACACCCAGCCCAATCGGCCCCTCAGCAGGCATCTCCGAGTTCCGCGCCCTATCCACCCACGCCATCGGGATCAGGACATCATCGCTCTCAGCGGGAAACTCAGCCAGCACCTTCGTAATATACAACGGGCTACGGTCGCCCCAGTCCGCCTTCCTATTCTCCATCCATTTCTTAGATACCAGCCCTGGAATCAAGTCTTTCCCCGACTGCACATTCGGCGTATCGAACGCGCTGATCTTGATCCGATTCCAATGAGTCGCGTTACGGCATGCTTCGTAGTACCGCCCAGACGGCGAGGTCGGATTCCCCAACACCAATATACGACTCTTCTCATTCGACACCAATGACACACCTACATCCCATAGTTTCGGGTTTATACCTTGTGCCTGATCCATTATAACCAATACATGTGGGCTGTGATACCCCTCGAACCGATACGCCTCCGCATCTACATTAATCTGTGGCGATACCCCTATGACGAACCAATCCTTCGCAAGCTGCAACTCCGTGCCGAGTGGTCGCCCGCCCAACGGCAGCTTAGCCCGATTGTACGCCGCGTGAATCTCAGCAAACAGAATCTTTTCAACCTGCGGCCATGATGACGAGGTACAAATTATCTTGCACGGACAGCGCGTATACAAGAACCACAGCGCCACCTGTGCCGCAGTAAACGACTTCCCTGATCCGTAACATGATTGCACTACGGTCTGCATATTCTCATCAACCGACTTCATTATCTCCGTCTGTTTACCCCACGGCTTAGCACCGAGTATCTCGCGCGAGAACGCCGCCGGATTGTGCATATATTTATTTATAAAACTCCGTGCCACCTGGTCTTTGTCCATTATTAATACTCCTAAGTTTTTGATCCATATCCATACAGCCTTTCAAATATGCTTTATAGCACACAGCGCATAATCCACCATTACCGGCGACGGAATAACACACATCACAATTAGAACAATGTGCAAGATCAAGCTCATTGACATCGTTTCTATCATCATTCATCGCGGCAAGTGACGGCCGCTTCGTCCCCTCAGCGATCAACAAGACATCGCAGTCATCGTCGCTATACCCTAATGCGCAGCCACACTTGTCGCAATACTGAATCTTGTCCTGGTCGCCTGTCCATGTTGTTTCGCTCATCTGCCCTCCCATTCCATGCTAAAGTGAAAATTAAATATAACGATGCCACACCCATGATGGGTCAATTTCGACCCCTCGGTAGTATACCACACAGAGAACAGTTCCGCATACATCGACCGCTTACAAGTAAGCACTCTCCAACTATTTGTAAAGTGCAGCTTCATTTCTTCCTCCGTTTATTTCGTTTTATGATCGGCGCGCACTTCTCACAGTAGAAACAATCCTCCAGCCCGAACGCCTCGGCGAAGGGGTCGATTAAACTCGGAAGGAGGGCGTTGCACTTTTTACATTTCATATTGTCCCTGAAATAATTCTGGCCAAACCTCACGGATATCTATGACCTGTTTAATATCAGATACATTTTTATTATACGGAACAACCTTATATGGGATATGGACATATTCTAAATCCGAATGAGATCCGGTAACGATTTTATGTTCCTTCGTCACATAATAATGCTTCTCTCCGTTATTACAAACACTACAAGCAGTGCTATTCGATACGAATGCGTATAACATTAGCCCTCCTCCATTTTGTATTCAATCATTATGTCGTGCATCTCCCCGTCCATTATCCCATCCTCGAAGAACAGCATCATGTACTGCCCGTCGGTGGATTTATACGAGTAGCTAAGCTGCGCGTGCGCCGGAACGCCCTTGACGCACTTTCCGCGGAATGTAAATCCTGCTTTGAACACGGAATGTATGAGCTCAATATCTACCTTGACGCGGTATAGCATTAGCCCCTCACATTAATATTAATCGCGACATTCGCCCCGCCTCCAAATATAGTAGCTAAATATTGAGGCACTACATCATTCAAATTTACTATGTATATAATGCCGCCCCTATCATCAAAAATAATCAATTCCTTATCTACCACGCTATGGTGTAAAGGTGTCATTACTTGCCTCCTATAATAGTTGTGTGCGTACGCGCCGCCTTGTCCACTCTGCACGGGCTCGTATGCGCTCATAGTTCATCATCCTCCTGGACTTTTTCCAGGTACTCGATAAACTTCTTGAGGCGCTCGATCTCGTCTTGAAGTTCCTTAATCCATACTTTACGATTGTCTGATTTCGTCATTGGGTCTCCTGGTCGCCCATTTTATATTACAGGCTGCGCATCCACATTGTGGTTTACGCATCGCTTTATATTTATCAGCGTATCCGCATTTGAGTTTCTTCATGGTCGTGTCTCCTGGTCGATTCGACAGTCAACTTGTAACATTTCGATTTTTCGTATATTGCAAAAATGGGCGTATATATAGAATCCCGACCCGATCGGTCTGTGATTTTAGAAACCCCCCACCCCTATATAAAATGGGCGAGCAGGAGACAATTTCCCTCATTGCCTATAGGACATCGAGGTTATTTGTTTTCCGTGGTGGGAGATAACAAGTCTCCGCACCACAACCTTACTCGCATCCCCGCCGAGGAAGTTCGCTTGCTTCGAGCCACACGTAGTGGTATCATTGCAGAGGCGCCGCAGCAAGGGGTCTATGCCCCGCCTGATCCCGCGCGCACATGCACCAGGTGTCAGGACTTACAGGACTTATGGATGGCCTTTTGATAGGCGAGTGGCCACGAACTCGCGTCGCTATTCCAAGTCATCAGCCAATAGGTTGTGTATATCTATATCCCTATCAGTATAATCATCTATGGATGTCTGCCTATAGTATCGCAGCAGTGCTTCTTTCTTTCGTCTCAGCTTCTCTTTGATTGTTACCATGATATAAGTATAACCCCAAAAGTATTATTTGTCAAGGGGGTAAGGTATCCCCCGTCGATTAAACTATGTGCTGCTTATGCGCCTCATGCAACAACACCAACCAAGTCACCAAGAAGATTAATGTTCCGCATGCTGTAAACAATAAAGAGTTGAGATACATGGCTACCTCTCTAACATAAATAAATCATTTATGTCGCGCTGCGTATAATTAATGAGTGCGTCCTGCTTATCAAAGGTTACATATACATTATCTCCATCAACGCCTTTCACAACAGCCTTTAGTCCATTTTGATGCTGTAATCTTGAGCCCAACATGATGTTTTTCATGGCTGCCTCCCGTTCCCTTCTAACTGCGCGTGTTTTCAATTTGCTTCTACTATAGTATAACCCCAAAAGGGAGATTTGTCAAGGGGAAATATTGTCACAGTTTTGTTACATCTAATTCTCCAGTGCCCGCATCAACTCGCCGCATTGTGGGCATGTGTCTATGCTGCCGTGATCACCATCCGTATAGCTAATCGAATCGCAGCTGGGGCAATAGAATACTCTATTCATTGGGTGCCTCCTCAGTGGCGTCATCTAGTTCCTTCACCTCAGCGTCAATCACATCATCAGCCTTTTGTTTCTGGTCATTGGCTATAAGCGCGGCGAGATCCTGTAGCGTGAAGTTGCGGCTGTCTACCTCGGATAGATCCGGTACCATCTTCCGCATCAAGGCTATAAGCACAGCATCGTTCTTGTAACTCCTCATCACCGCGTGCTCAAGGATATCAACGCCGTTCTCTTCCTTTAGCTTCTGTAACGCCTCTTTGAATATCTCAACCTCTGGCCGGCGTGGCCTACCTTTACAATTAATTGATTCTGGATGATCGCCGAATCCACCCTTGCCTGTGGGGTTGCGGGCTGCATCGTATCCCATGATTCCTCCTTTCCGTGACGGTTGTCACAAAATAGCACCCAATAATGTGACACCTGGGCGATTGGCCGCCTGGATTACTGGGCTAATTGTTTATTTAATTCGTTTCAAACTTGTTGTTGACTTGTTAGGTAAGTATGATTATATCATATTTCTTACAGAATGTCAAGTATTTTCCATTATTATGCCATCTGGTACACCAAACTACCTAAGCGTAATTAAGTGCGCTTATATCGAATCCTCGTGCGTTTCACAGTATATGATAATTGTACTATATTAGAAAGGCCATTCTAATACACATCTGACTATAATGTCCGATATCTGGCCGGTTTAACCCCAGATTCCAGCCATCCCTAAAATATATATATATCGGGGTAGCCATCTGTCTGAAATAAAAATCACTTTTTTCCTAATATACTATAGTTATAACTATAACTGTAATATACTACAAAAAATGTGATTATTTTTTCAGCTAAAGCTACTTATCAATATATATATATTTTTCTATATACCCTTCCTTCCCTATTATAGTAACCGACCCAGCGACCCGGCCTCCAACAAACGAATATAACCCATCTATTCAAATTGTAGCACAGAATGCCCCGTTTCGCACCTAATCCATACCATACATCTCCTATATGATAAGTATGACATCCCCCGCGCATCCCCGCGGTGTATAATCCGACACTCATAGGTGTATCATAGCACACCGCAAAGAAAACCCTTGACAAAATCCAGTTCCGGGGGTATACTTAATCGAAGGCAATCAATTACCCAGGAGGCCAGGCAATGAATCAACTAATCAACAAAGACTGCATCGAAGCCCTCAAACAAGTGCCAGACAAGTCAGTAAACCTCATCGTAATTGATCCTCCTTATAACATCAACAAAGCAGCGTGGGACAGGATCGCAAACTATAACGAGTGGATGTTGTCGGTGTTCTTAGAGCTTCAGCGCGTGCTCGCGGACAACGGCAGCTTCTACTTTTTCCACAACGACTTCCTGCGGATCGTAGAGCTTCAGGCCTTACTATCTACACGAACGCGGTTCATATTCAAGCAGTTTATGGTTTGGAACAAGCGGTTTGATGGATACCATAATCAATTAAACGCTTTGGTACATTCGGATGATTTGCGGAATTACTCTAAGCAATGCGAATACTTCCTTTACTACACATTCCAAGACGAGACCGGATTGACAACCGTCATGCTTGACACCAACAACTTCTCGACGCTGCGGCGATACTTTAAGGAGTTGCAGGAATACATTGGCGTATCGAAAAAGGAAATATTGAGCAAAATCGGACAGTGTGCGGATCATTGTTTTAGATGGAAAAGCACACAATGGGATATACCTACACCTGAAACGTATCAGAAGTGCATTGACACTTATAATATCAATTGGTGGCCGGGGTTCCGCGCGTATGAATCATTACGCCAGGAGTATGAATCATTACGCCAGGAGTATGAATCATTACGCCAGGAGTATGAATCATTACGGTACACATTCAACAATCAGAAAACGCACCACAGTGTTTGGAACTATGAGGTGGCGGATAAACGCATCGGGCATATTACGCCGAAGCCCTTAGAATTAATTAAAAATATAATCAAGCATAGCAGCAACGAAGGCGACACGGTGTTGGATTGTTTCATGGGTAGTGGAACGACTTGTCTTGCGGCACAGCAGCTCGGCCGTCAATATATCGGTATAGAACTGAACGAAAAGTATTTCCAGATCGCCACAAAAAGATTACAAGAAAACCCTTGACAAAACAACGAACAGGGGTTATACTTATAGCGACACAATAAACGAGGAGGCGGGGCAATGAATAAAGCAACATGGGCAACGACCCCGGATGGCAGCAGGATGCGAACGGATGTGGACAACATGTCCAGAATAATGTCCAAAAGGAGGCGAGGCAATGAATGACCATTGTATAACAGAATATCCAACTCTGAGACTGGCACAATTTTGGCCGTTTATTAAAGCGGGTAAAGGTTTTATTTGGAGTTCATATTGTAACAAGGTCGTTGCGGCATATTATGAGGTTGATCCCCTCATAGCCGCACAAGAACGGCCCGATTACCATTCTAATTTTTATCTACAGGAGCGTATGCACCGCATTATAGGGGCGGGCCTGTTTATACCGGGTAAAAAATTAGTATTTTCGGAAACCAATTACTGCGAGATCAAAACCTTATCGGAATTTTTGTTTCTATTAAAAGACTACCAAAGATTCGATGATTTATTCTATAGAAATTATGCTTGACACAATAAACAAGGAGACCCGGCGATGCGAAAACAAAACGCAATAATAGTAGATCTCGACGGAACATTGTGTAATATAGATCATCGCCAGCACCATATCAAGCGGGGTGACTGGGACGCCTTCTATGCGGGGATCCCGGACGATGTGCCGAACGAGTGGTGTGCTACTATATTATGGCTGTTGTTTTTTAGCGAGTTGGATCATAGAATCCTGATAGTATCGGGACGGCCGGAGCAGTATCGTATATTATCAATGCAGTGGTTAGAAAAGCAAGGCATACCATATGAGGATGTGTTCATGCGGAAGGCGCGGGACAATCGGCACGATGAGATTGTAAAGGAAGAAATCTACCACGAGCACATAGAACCACACTATAATGTGCTGTTCGTATTAGACGATCGCACGCGAGTGGTCGAAATGTGGCGGCGACTCGGCCTCGTGTGCTTGCAGTGCGCGAAGGGTAACTTCTAATGAATAAACTATTAATAATACTACTCCTTATACCAAGCGTCGCGGCGGCGTACCGGCCGTATAACAGGCCACCACAACGGCCAAGCGATTCCATGCGGAACCTGTTCGACAAGGTGACGCGGGAGCCCCAAGCCACGGAACAGCAGCCTCAACCCACGAGGGCGAAGATTACGCCGGCCCCCATATCGCAGTTGTTGCGGACGCTTGAATTGCCGATCTACCGCGGAACATCGGCGACAATATTCGTGTACGATCAGTACGATGTGATTACAGGCGAGCACTGCACATACGGATTTCGCGTATTAATAAAAATGTAAAGGAGACCAAGCAATGAAGAATTACAAAGTGGAGTTTGAGCTGCGGCGAGTAGACGATGAAGAGAATTATTACCAGGACAGCGACGATTACAGTGTTGAGGATGTTAAGGATTGTTTGGATAATGATTGGGGTGGGTGCATTGAGTATGATATTAAAAAGATACGAGTCAAGCGAATAAAATAACCCTTGACAAATCACGAAACTCGATGTATACTTATAACGACGGATAAAATAACAAGGAGGCCAGGAGATGAAAACAGGAAGCATCTATTTTATCGACGGAACGCACTTAAAACGTATCGACACGGCGGAATTAGAAATAAACGAGGGTGAGAAGTATGTGGCGATCCGCACGAAAGGAACGAGGAAGTTTATCCCGTTTAACAGTGTGAAGTACATCGAGATTGAAAACTAAGGAGGCGCCCCGTGAAAGATGAAACGATACGAATTAATAATGTAGAGTATGAGGATGACAAAGGGCAAGTATATAAGTGCGACGCGTCGATTGAATACTGGCACGAGGAGTATTTCGGCGTTCAGTACGAAGTTTGCTTGTCGAATGTAAGGCTGTCGCAAGGGCAAGACGGCCTCCCAGACGCGATCGCAGAGAAGCTCGAAATCCTGGCGTACAATAAAGCAGAGGACAACGCGAAGGATCGCGCGTATCATATGGGGTGGAGGTAACGCAATGAATAAACTCACGAACGATTGGGGCGAGGTCGTAATAGCGGAAGGTGCGCCAGGGTCGGTGGCCAGAGCGAAATGTTTATATCCGAAGTTGCTTAATAAGGTGCTTGCTCTGATCGCGGAAAATATCGACTATAAGATTGAAGGGATCACGATTGCTGAGGCGATTTTGGATGAGGCTAAGAACCGTATGTTTATAGAACGGAGGAAACCACAATGAACCGCACCGGCATCGAGTACCTTATAATATTAGCAGCTGTGTGGGGCGTACTACTTATAAGTAGTATGGTTACGAACCATCACCACAACAAGGCGCGCTACGAACGCGGCGTCATAATAACCCAGGCGACTATGTGGGAGTCGGCGATCAAGGAGGCGAGATGAACTACATTTTAAGGGACTGCCCGTTCTGTGGCAAGCACGAAGCGGAAATCATAAAAGAATTTGACCATGAGAGTGCGTACACCCGTTACATTGTCCGGTGCAGTTGGTGTTCAGCCAGAGGAGAGGAATGTGACAGTCGGGAGTGGGCAGCGAAAGTATGGAACAAACCAAGACATCACGAGGTGACGAAATGAAAACAATTATCCTAATAATCATGCTGACAGCAGTAACAATCGCCGGAGCGTATTCCATGCGGTACTGTGACATCTGTAGCAACCAGATCAAGACGGACGAGCACATTTACCTTCAATCGCCGTCGCATAATTATGGTGATATTTGCGACGAGTGTTATCGGTATCTCGATATCCGTATCGAGGAAGTGATAGAAGATATTCGCCGCGCGGATGCGATGATCCATACGGAGGCAAAATGAAATACTTAACACATCACGCACTTGCATGCACAGAACAGAAACTTATGAAGGAACAAGACACATTGCGCAGGCTGCTCCGCGACTATAATGCGATTTATATGTATGAAGATTTGAGTGCCGCGCATGACAGTTTGTGTGATGCCTTAGATCATATAAGGTGTCTGCTGCGTCAGCCATATGAAGGAGAGAATAATGATAATATATAGAGTATTCTCAAAATGGATGGACGACCCGCGATTGCTTGAGGGTGCGTTCACAGATGAGCGCCGCGCAACAACGCTCGCCGAGCAGCTACAAGAGGAAAATAATCCAGGTTTATACCGCGTGTATATTAGCGCGGTGGAGGAGACATCATGCACAAAGTAATCAATGGTAACAGCATCGACAAGCTGAAAGCACTCGAAGCGGATTCCGTAGACACCATCATTACGGATCCACCCTATGGCCTGTCCTTCATGGGCAAGAAGTGGGATTATGATGTACCATCCGTAGACCTGTGGAAGGAAGCCCTAAGAGTGCTGAAGCCTGGTGGTACGGCACTTATATTTGCAGGCAGCAGGACACAGCACAGAATGGCCGTCAACGTAGAGGACGCCGGATTCATATTAAAGGATTGTATAATGTGGCTATATGGGAGTGGCTTCCCGAAGGCTACGGATATTAGCAAGCAGTTGGATAAGGGGCATGAGAGGGAAGTTATAGGCAAGAGCAAGGCGTATAGAGAAAATGCAAAGAGTCATAATATTGTAGCAAAACATGAGTACAGTGGTCAGGCATTTGAAACTACACCAGCAACCCCCGAAGCCAAACTCTGGGAAGGATGGAAGTCGCATGGCTTGAAACCAGCATATGAGCCAATACTTGTGGCTGTTAAACCAAACGACGGAACATATGCCGAGAACGCATTGAAGCACGGAGTATCTGGTCTTAACATTGATGGTGGGAGAATACCAACCCACGATAAATTAGGCGGTGGAGGACAGACGCGAGATACATTCATTGGAAAAGATGGCTGGGATCGTCCGTGGAGACATGACGAAGACAAACTAAAAGAAAAATTGATACGTGTGAACGAGTCTGTACGGATTGGTGAAGAAAAAGGCCGCTTCCCAGCCAACATAATCTTAGACGAGGAGGCGGGGCGTCTATTGGACGAACAGAGTGGGGAGAGCAAAAGTTCAGCGACACAAAGGAATAATTCCGCCAGTAAGAATATAGCCATGAGTGGAGATAATTTAGGGCATACATCTTATGGACATAACGACAAAGGCGACGCATCAAGATTCTTCTATTGTGCAAAGGCAAGCAAGAAAGAACGCAACGCTGGGTGTGAGGGGATAGAAGAGAAAAACGGAGGCATGGTTCCTGAAAGGAAAGAAGCGAAGTTAAACAGGAATGGTAAAAATCCAATTCTTAAAAACAATCATCCGACGGTCAAACCAATAGCATTGATGGAGTACCTATGCACATTGACCAAGACACCAACAGGCGGCACGGTGTTGGATCCATTCATGGGATCAGGAACCACAGGCGTCGCGGCGATCAATACACAACGCGATTTCATCGGAATCGAGTTGTCAGAGGAATATATAAAAATTGCAGAGGCGAGGTTGAATCATGCGCAAACTAACAAAGCTACAGATTAAACATAGGCGCTGGTGTAAGATCCGATTCTGGATCATCATCGTTTGTTACACCTGGGACTGGGTCGCGAAGGCGTGGACTATCGCCGCCCCGTCGTTGATATATTATGGTGTGCTGACAGCCCATCAAGCCCTGTGCCTGACGCCGTGGTTCGCTACGGGGTTCATAGCTGATTATCTGGCGAAGGTATATCATTTGAAGAGTACCAAACTACGGAAAAGGAGCTGACCATGACAAAGTATGAACGCTTTCACCGTGCCGTTGCGTACCTGAAGAGTAAACATCCGGAACGATTCAAACTGCAAACAACGACATTCTCGTCGGTGAACTGGTTACAATGTATGGAGCGTTCCGTAGCCACGGGAACATGGTTCACAATCGACACATATTGGAGAGACAGCCGATGAACAAAATCCTTGTCGGAGGCGCACTCGAACAGCTCCACACCTTGCCCGCGGAGTCCGTGGACATGTGCATCACATCCCCTCCGTATTGGGGGCTGCGGGATTATGGCGTTGCGGGACAGCTAGGCCTCGAGAAAGACTTCAACGAGTATATTGACAAGTTGTGTAGTATCTTCGACGAGGTTAAGCGCGTACTAAAACCCACGGGTACGTGCTGGGTGAATCTTGGTGATACTTACGCTGGGGGACAATCGGGAACTGGAGGGGACGGGAAAACCAGCACGTTGAACTGTAAAAGAAATACGGATAAAAGTTTTCATAAAGCTGATAAATCACATGCCCATTTTGGCCATAAGATAAAATGGTCATTACCAACAAAATCTCTATGCCAAATCCCATCTCGCTTCGCGATCGAGATGTGCAATCGTGACTGGATACTCCGCAACGAAATCATATGGCATAAGCCGAACTGTATGCCGTCAAGCGCCAAAGATCGTTTCACCGTGGACTTTGAAAAACTATTTTTCTTCACTAAAAACAAAAAGTATTATTTCGAGCAGCAGTTTGAAGAAATGTGCATGGAGTCGCTGCGGCGTGAACGGCGCGGAAATCACAAAAATAAGTATTCGGACGACGAGCACTTCCCTGATGGCGTTCATGCAAACACCATGAGCCAGCCACGCGTGTTTCGCGGGTATGAGGGAATTGACGCGGAATACAACAGCAGGAAAGGTCGAAATAAACGGTGTGTTTGGCGAGTAACAACGAAACCCTATAAAGAGGCGCACTTTGCGGTGTACCCAGAAGCGCTGATCGAGGCGCCCATAAACGGCGGCTGTCCAACCAACGGCATCGTCCTCGACCCCTTCATCGGATCCGGCACAACCGCCGCGGTGGCCAAGCGACTCGGCCGCCAGTATATCGGGATTGAATTGAACCCTGATTATGTTCCCTTGATCGAACGCAGACTCGAATCAGTGCAGATGTATTTATTATAAAAATAACCCTTGACAAATCGACGAACTCGATGTATACTTAGAGTGAAGATAAAACAAGGAGGAAGCCATGATCACAAAAATCAGAGAAGTCCAAGCGGAAGTCGGGGACTACACCTACACGGTGGATGCTACGATTGACTGGCATGAGGAAAAGAATTGGGGCGCGGATGCGGACGGTAACAGAGGCGTTACAAGGTTGTTCATTGATGATGTGATCCTGGAAGATTCCGAGCAGACCGATGAGAATGGCAAGGCAAGGATGATCGTCGTTGAGAAGCTCTCAGCGAAGGTTTACTGCACCTTAGAGCTGGCGGCGATGGACAGATTTGACGCGGGGGATGGCGACCATGAATAAAGCAACCGCGGTACTCATAATTTTAGGGGCGATAGTCACACTTGTAATCGTTATGGCGGTCGAGCAGGCCACGCATGAGTTTCGAGCGTTGCGGGACGGCCAGGCGGCGATTCTAATTGAAATCCATGACATGAGGAGGTAACATGCGAAAACACACAGAGATTCAGTATTGTAGGCACTGCAAGGCGAATACGGTTTTCACATGGAACTTGGATGTCGAAGGCGAGCAGGAGGCGCAGTGTAACATATGCGGAACGCCGCATTATAGAGTTATTGACGCTGATCTGCGTACCCGTATTATGGACGCGAGGGCAAATGTATGATGACTAAATGGCGGGTTATTAAAGGATCGACTCTCGAACGGTATGATTACATCGGGATTGAGTTCGACATGGACGAGGCAGCGATGAAAGGCGTCCGCGTATATAACAGGGACACCGGCGTGAGGAAGCGCACCACATCGCAGTTTGAAGTATTGGACGAAAACAAATGGGAAGTGATAAGCAACGGTGACACGCATGGACTTATGAAAACATTTAATAATTACCGTCGAGCAAGAGGGAAGAACCCAGTCACGGAGCAGGATGTGCTGGCACTACTATATAGAATCGAGAGGTTGAAATGAGACGACAAACGAAGCGAGACAAAGAGGGGTGCGAGTGGTTGTTTGCGCGCATGAAGGAGCTTGATGTTGATCTGGTTGATTGTTTCAAAATCCTAACTAAACTCGGCCTCCGATTGTATCTCGTGCCGATGAAAGGAAAAAAGAAATGACATTATTTCAAACCTACATGAAAGAGTATGCGGATCAGGCCATACTGGCCAGCGAGGTTGTAAGTGATAGTAAACCACGAGTAAAATCTGATGCTGCGCCTCATATTGAAATCCTGCGAACCATGTGCCAGCTTTGGCAGGACATATATCTCTATGAGTTGCGAAAGGCGGGATTATGAAAAAGAAACTTCCTACGAGGGTGAATATTTGTGGCCGGTCATTTCGTATATACTACCACAGGGATGAGGGCGGATGCGGAGGACATTTTGATTGTGGCGCTGGTATAATCAGGGTTAGCACAGACGGAGCACCCGATGATTTGATATACCAGATTCTTGTGCATGAGGTTGTCGAGGCCATCTTGACGGAGCGGAATCTGAGGTTCGCTATAATGACGGGCGTGGACGCACATCAAAATATGGGGCTGCGGTTCGTGATGGATCACCAGCAGTTTGAGGACGCCGCGAAGGACATTGCAACGGCGTTCAAAAGCATCAAGGAGATATTGTAACGGAATTG